AAAAAAACAGACAGTAGAATTATGGCACTATCTAAGACAAGGTTTTGAAGAAATTATGAACTCTGATGAGAACCGTTTACCGGTGAAGTCAGTAAATCAAGTTTCTCCTAAGTATAAGTGTTCTATTTTACTGAGTGGTTATGTTTTTAAAATAAGACTATTGAAAAACACGCTTGAAACTAACTTAGACACTGACTTAGTTCATGAAATTGAGATTTACTATGATAGAGAGTTTGGTAGATTTTCTTTCAGAGGTGTTGCTTGTAATCAAAGAACGGGCAAAAGAAAAGGGGTATCTACCGTAGCTTATTTACAAAACCTACGAGATGGGTATATCTTTAAACAGATTTTAACTGACTTAGTTGAGAATGTAGCAACCATTAAGCAAGTTGAGTACTTAAATTTAGGTGTTCAGTTATCAGGTTTTGGTTTTGATGTGATTGAGGGTTAATAAAATGAGTAAATACAACGGTTTTAAAAGAGAAGACTTAGAATCTCGAATTGTAGATAGAATGTTCCACTTTCTAAAATATTTATACGGTCATTCTTCTTACCCTATGGGAAAATACCCTACGGGTATCTCTTCACCCAACGGTGGGGAGTATCTTATTTGGATAGGGTGCTCAGCAGGTACGGTGTCATTTACTTTACAAGATACAGTAGGTGTTGACTATCACAACATCAAAATGGATAAATTTGGCACTATTCGACCAGTCTTAGACTTAGCAAGTAGACCCTTTAAAGAAACGGGATCGATTTGGTTTGCTAAGTCTTATAGTATGCGTTGTGACTTAGACCAATTTGAGTCTAATCCTACTTTCTTTTTAAAACAATTACTTCCCAAAATTAGGAAGAAAGACCAAGTTTTAGCTCTATTAGTAGGTTTAGAACGTATTATAGAGTCTAATAATTAAAGTGAGGTGTAAGTATGACAAAATATTTTAAGAATACAGACAAACAAGCGTTGTTGGAAGAGTTAGTAGAAGTGTGTGAGTCTATGGTTCGTGAGGGTTTGCTAAGGGAAGGGCAAGGTATAGTAGTAGGTACTAGTTCTATTTATCTCTCTTATCATGCAGATAAGGGAAGTAATCGTTTAGATATGGATTTAATTAAATCTAATCGAGAACCTTTGGAGCCATTTAGTATTCAAGTTTTTGAAAAAGATGGTGTTCAGTTTATCCACCTTTATTACGTGGATTCAAAAGGTCACACTATAAAAACAGACTTTCCTTTGAATAGGGTTGAAATTGGCTTGTACGATTTAGTTTTAGGTATCCGTACACCAAGTAGAGTAAGTGCTTTTCTTCATGCTTTGAGAGGGAACTTACGGGGGTTACTCTATGTTGTTTAGAATTGAGGTTAGCAGTGAGAAAAGATTATAGAGGATTAACTAGAGCTGAGTTAGACACTTATTTGGTAGATAAACTATTAGGTGTAGTTCAGTATTTAAACTCACAAACAACTTTTCCGTCAGGAACGTTTTTTACAGGTGTAAAAGACAAAGCTCATGAAGAGTTGGTTGTAAAGGTGTTTACAAATGTTGGGGAAGTTCAAATTGAACTCTTAGGTGTTGATGGCACAGACTTACATACTTTTTATTTTACATTAGGTGGAACAAGTTCGAACCAACTAAACTGTCATTCTATTGTTTACAGAGGTTTTAACATTGTGAACACAGAAAGAACGAAAGAGATTGCTCTTCCTTTACACTTAGAAGAGAGAGAATTGAGAGGGTATCTTCTTGATTTAGTTTCTAATATCCGTAAGCGTGAGTATGTTTTAGGGTTTCTATTGAGTAAAAACTTAGATAATTGGTTGAACTGAGGGGGTGTTTATTGTGGTTTTCAGAAGTAAGGTAAAAGAGGAATTATTTCAAGAGCTGAGACAGTTTATTTTTTGGTATCATTATGAATTATCAAAAAGAGAGGTTGTATCTGCAGTAGGTTTTGTAAAGTTATCTAATCGTACATACGTTAGATATAAACATACTGAGAATCACTATATTTCATTAGATTTAGTTGATGGTAATCGGTCTTTATTGTTTAATTTAGGTTTTAGTTTTAGGACTTTGAATGATAGAGATTATGTAACTATTGATTATATGGATAAAGATGGACTAGGTTCGACTGAGACCTTTGTTTTAGAAAATAGTGATGGCATCGTTGACTTTCTTATTCAAATGATTGACTTTATTCCATCTGAGTCTTATTTAAAGCATTACTTGAATGTTTTCAAGAATAGTATTCGTATTTGGTTAGCTTAAAATATAGAAAGTAGGTAATTTTTCATGGAAAACAAAGTAATTTCAACAAGAGGTATTCGTTTGTTATTTAACGCTCAAGGGTATGGTAAAGACTATGTTCAAGCAGTTGTTTTACCCGATGGACGTAAGTTAGTTATTGTAGGTTCTACTTATGGTATGGGTGCACCAATCTCTGCATTATCTGAAGTTGAAGTCAAGCGTAAAGCTGACTTAAAATGGACGATTAAAGATTTGGTAAATTGTGGGTATCAAGAAGTAAGTGGTTCTAAGTATTACGATGAGCTACGTGAGTTTGATAAACTTATGCCTTACGGTGAGTAATTTTAATTAGGTACAGAAAGAAAATAGGTGATAACATGAATAATATTGCTTTAACATTTAAAACAACATGGGGTTGGGAGTTTGTGCAATTTGTGATTTTAACAGACGGTCGTCAGTTGGCAATTCAAGGGCAGACAGGTTCAGGTTGGGGTATCGCTCCTTCATACACCATTGATGTCAAGAAAAAGTCTGATATGGCTGCTATTTTAAAACAAGCAGTTAATCGTGGTTATATTTTGAAAGATAACTATAACGACAGATTAGAGCTTCAAGAGTGCGAAAAATTGGTTGTGCGGTCATAAAAGGTATGTAACATGAAAAAATTCGCTTTATATAATCCAAGCAACGACCAGTATGTTTCGTACTTACTGTACAATCGTAAAACTAAGACTTATGATATTGAGTATACAAGAAGTATTTACGCGATTCGATTTTGGAATCTTCGTTCAAGTGTTGAAGCTCAGGCTCAACGTGTATTCGACTGGAATCGCAATGTTGCCTTAGAAGTACATGAGTTGAAATAGTAGAAGAGGTATCTGATTAGGTACCTCTTTTAAACTACTTTGAAGTTTCAACTTGACTAGAATTTTTATTTTTGGTAAACTATTTCTATAACTTTTATGAAAGGTATTAGTTTGAAAACATTAATCACTATTCATTCACATAATACTTTAGGTAGGACAGGTTTTGAGAGTAGTCAACAAACTAGAATGTACTTAGCACAACTAGCAGGTATATCTTATTTGCATATTGTGACAAGTCCTCAAACTGCGAACTATAAGTCTAGGTTTAGGAGCTTAGGCTTCACTTATGGGGAAGTAGTTTCGGTGGGAGAAGTTTTATTTGGTGCTTGCGCAGAGAAACTTGATACTTATAATTATGTTTATAATCTAGCTGATGGTCAAAGTATACAAGCTTTTTATGATATTGATTGTTTACATAGACCTGTGCCTATGTGGATATACCAGACAATTGAGGGTGTATACACAGAAGAACAGGTTTTAATTCAGTATTTAGCTCAGTTATCTTTAGAAGATTATACGCTTATAAGAGATGAGAGTCGGTATCCACTACCTCAATTAAGGAGATTTTTAAACTTAAAAGAAGTTCCTTACTTTGAGTATATTCATTACCCAGTCATTCAAGATGGATACTTAAGTGTATTATCTAGGAAAGTGCAATATTTAGTAGCAAATGAGCAAGTTGCTTTAGATTTACAAGAGTTAGGTTTTCACGCTCAGTTCTTTCCACCTATGTGTGTAGATGAGCATTTGCCTAAGTGTTTATCTTCAAGTACGTATCGTTATATATGGTCTTCTCATTTTGGGAAATATAAGCGTTTTGATTATGCTTTAAGTATTATGAAAAGGCTTGAGAGTACCGGTATAACCTTGGATGTTTATGGTGGTTCTCAAGAGGAGTTCGACCAGAAGTGTCTTGAATTTGGGGGTTGTCCTACAAATGTTAAGTATTGTGGGTTTACACCTAGTGTACCTTATAGTGACTATGATGGGTATCTTTCAACTTCGGTAGGGGAGATGTTTGCCAACGCTTGTGTTGAAGCTATGAGTCTAGGTTTACAGTGTGTAGTTAGTGACTACCCTTACCCTTATGTTTTTTATAGTAAGGGTACAGAGGGTTCTGTCATTACAAATCACAGTGTAGATGACTATGTAGCTACTATGTTATCTCTTAGGGATTCATTGTTTGACTCTACTATTCAACAAAATTTCATTAAACGTTATGCGTACTCTAAGTGGGTTCCAAAATTAAAGGGATTACACTATGTTTAAAAGAAAGGGTTTTTATGAACTTTAATACACAAAAACAGATTTTTTCATTTCGAAAATATAAAGCTTATGGTTTAGCTAGTGCGATTATCGCCTCTATGTTTTTAGCTCAAGGGGTTGTATCGGCAGATGTAATTACAACACCAGATGGTACTAAAACTACTTTATCTAATGATAAAGCTTCGGTAACAGTTGATGCTAATCATTTTAAAGAGTCTCAAGACAAGACCGCAAAAGAGCTTTATGATGCGAAAGAATACACTGCGGATAAGGTTACAACTGGTAAAGATACTGTAACTGATGAGTCTAAAACTATTGTTTCTTATGAGACTGAAAGTGGAACTAAACTAAAAGAAGATGTCACTAAAACAGCTACAGAAGAGAAAGAGCTTAACTATAAAGTTGAGGGAACTTCTGGTAAAGAGTACACAGGTACAGATACTACTACAAGTAATGTTGATGCGAATTTAGAAAAGCAAGAAACTATTGAGAAAGATGGTGAAAAGTACAAACATGTTCGTACAGAAACCACACAAGGTAAAGAGACTGTTTTAACTGAGACTAACTTTAACGATGTTGAAACAAAGGCATCAGTTGAGGGTATGCATAACGAAGACGGTTCTATCAAATACGATAAAATCAAAGACGGTTCACGTGTTTGGGTTCTTGAAGAAAAAGAAGATGGAACTTACGGAAACTACGCTTTGATTGAAAACGCTCAAGGTTTATCTGACGAGAAAATCCAAGAAGCGGCTAAAACAGCTACTACTAAGTTCTCAAAAGCTGAAGTAGAAAAGCTTGGTGGTATCAAAGAAACTGATTCAATTGTAGTATATGAAACTAATACTTACGCTGCACGTAAACAAACATCTGAACATTTTGGTAAGGATTTTTACTATGGGTTTACGGCAAACTCTTCTAATTTTTATAAATCATATATTGATGACATCTATAAAGTTGGTTTAGATGGATTAGAAAAACAAGGCGATAAATACATCTATAAAGGTCAAGAAGTTCCAACTATTGAAGACTTTAAGACAATTTATGACGCACCATCAGATGGTTCTGAAGAACTTGGTGAGTACCTAACAGATGAATCAAATAAATATTATACCAAATCCTCTGGTGTGTATGTCGTTCCAACTACTTATTATGATGTTTTAAGTGATTTCCTCATTGCACACCCAGATTCACCTATTTTTGCAGGGAAAGCTAAAGAAATCTTTTGGGGTAATGGAGAAGAAGAATATTACTTCAACGTTGCGTTCGTAGCACGATTGTTGAATAATTCGTTCAAGTCTAAGTATAACTTAAACATTGATACTCAGAACTTCTCAAACAAACCTCTCGATTCAAAAGCGGAGGGTTCTCGTCCTACTGAGAAAAAAACTTATTCGTTCGTTAGAACTGATTTGAAAGGTGATGCTGATACCTTTATGACTGCTCTTTATGGTACAGATGATGATATTTGGAAACATGAAATTGGGTCATCTTATTCACCAGAAAACATCGAAAAAGTCAGAAGATGGGTTAAAGGTTATAAATCAATGAACAGTGAGTCTGTAACTGACCCATTCAATAATAAACCAACCTCAGAAATCACACAGCAAGAATATATCGAGGCAGTATTCAACAACGTCGTTAATTTTTATCTTTCAACGTATAAAAATCAGTTAACACCTGAACAGATTAAAGAACTTCGCTCTAAATTTGGAGATTCAGTTTTTAATACGATAGGTAATCGAGTAGGAGCTGACATTGAAAATCCAGAAACTTACGTGATTTATGGTAGTGGTTCGAACGTTTTCCGAAACTCACTAGGTGTCGTGACTGAAAACACGGAGTTATTCACGTACCATGATGTAATAACACCACTTCGTGCTTACCGTTTAAATGCTGATAACAATACTGTTCGTCACATTTATGAACAAGTCAAACGTGGTTCTGTTATTGCCACTCACAAGGATACTGACGGAAACGAACTTCTTCCTCAAGAATCTATCAAAACCAATGAGTATGATGGAGAAGCATATACTACTTCTTCTAAAAAAATTCCAAATAAAGTTGTGACAGACAAAACACCTGAAGGTTTTACTCGCACAACAACTACTACTTATACATTAGTTGAAAACCCAGCTAATAAAGATGGTAACGTTGTTGGTGGAGAAACAATTACAGTTCCTTATGTATATAGACCTACTAATGACGTAAGAATTAATGGTTCAGTTATTGCAACATATTCTACCGAAGATGGTGAAAAACTTACAGATGATGTAGCTGTAAAAACAGACGCTCCTGAACAAGAAGCCTACGATACTTCAGCTAAAGAATTTGCATCTAAAACAGAAACATCTGATGTAAACGGTTTGACTAAAACAACTATCACTAGATATGAACTTATTGGAACACCAGCAAACAAAAGAGGTTTTGTTGTTGGAAACCAAACAATTACTGTACCTTACGTCTATCGTAAAGTTATAACTGAATCGATTAACGGTTCTGTTATCGCAACCTATAAAGATACTGAAGGAAATGTTCTTGCACCTCAAGAATCAGTTAAAATAAACGTTCCTGATAAAGAAGCTTATACTACAAATCCTAAAGTTATTCCAGATGTTGTAACAACTGATACTGACGCAAATGGATTTACTCGTAAAACCACTAAAGTATATACATTGGTTGAGACACCGAACAATCAAAATGGTTCAGTGGTGGGTGGCACAGTAACAACAGTTCCTTACGTTTATAACGTTAAAACTATTGTTGAGACTAACGGTTCAGTAATCGCTACACATAAAGACACTGAAGGTAACGAGTTAGCACCTCAAGAAAATGTCAAGACAAACGAACCAAGTGGTTCACCGTACACAACTAACTCAAAAGAAATTCCAGATAAAGTTGAAACTGATAAAACACCTGATGGTTTAACAAGAGTTACAACTACTCACTATGAATTAGTTGAAAATCCATCTAACAAAGATGGTAATGTAATTGGCGGTGAAACAGTAACAGTTCCTTATATCTATAAACCAGTTAAATCAGTTCAAGTTAACGGTTCAGTTATTGCCACTTACACTACTGAAGATGGTGAAAAACTAGCTGATGATGTAGCTGTCAAAACAGATGCTCCAAGTAGCGAAGCTTATACAACTGAACGTAAAACATTTGATAGTGTTACGAAAGAAGACAAGGTTAACGGATTTACTCGTGTAACAACTACTCGTTATGAGTTAATCGAAACACCAACAAATGCTGATGGTCAAGTTGAAGCTGACCAAATCATTTATGTTCCTTACGTGTATCGTAAAGTCGTAACTGTTGAACTTGACGGTAGTGTTATTGCTACCCATAAAGATACAGATGGGAATGAGCTTTCTCCAACAGAAGTTATTAAATCGCACTCACCAGAGGGTGATGTTTACAAAACTAAGGCTAAATCGTTTGACCCAGTTGTTACAACAGATACAGTAGATGGTTTAACAAGAACAACTACAACTACTTATGAGTTAGTTGAAACTCCAACTAACGCAAATGGTCAAGTAAAAGGTGGGGAAACTATCAAAGTTCCTTACGTGTATCGTAAAGTTGTGAAGCAAGAGATTAATGGGTCTGTTGTTGTAACTCACCACGATGAAAATGGTGTCCAACTGGCTTTAGATGAAAAAGTCAAAGACAATGCTAAGGCAGGTGAACCTTATACAACTAGTCCAAAACAATTCGATAGTTCAATAACAACTAATCACGTTAATGGATTGACTCAGAAAGTCTTCGCGCGTTACGAATTGGTTCGTATTCCAGCTAATGACTCGGGTGAAGTTGAAGGGGGTAAGACACTTATTGTACCTTACATCTATCACAGAGTAGAGAGCATTTCAACTTATGGTTCCGTTGTAGCTACGTACAAAGACACTGAGGGTAACGAACTTGCGCCACAGGTTGATGTCAAGACTGATGTTGAACCCGGTCAAGCTTATGATACTGAGGTGAAACGTTTCCCAATTCAAACGTTAAGTGAAAGTAAACCAACAGATGATGTTGTTAAGGTAACAGTTACCGAATATAGACTTGTTAAAACACCAGAAAACAAATCAGGTAAAGTCAAAGACGGTCAAGTTATCGTGGTACCTTATGTTTACGAAAAGGTGGTATCTGTTCATTATGAGAAGAAAGATACTTTGAAACCTAAGTTTGAGATTCCTAACTACGCTCCAAAAGTAGACAAAGAAGAAGTTAAATTTACACGTTTCATGTTAGAAGACCGTAGAACTGTGGTTAAAGATATGGAAGATGGTTTCGTAGGACCTGATGATGTGATCGGTAGCTATACATATACAGGTGTAACTGACTCTGATGAGGGTGGTGCAGTTATCACTCATATCTACAGACAACTTAAACCGTCTGAGATGTCTAAGATTCCAAATGAATCACCAATTCACGACAAACCAGAACTCAACGTAGGGGTCATTCCTAATGATGCTCCTAACACTTCCAATCCAGAGCTTAAAGTTACTCGCTTTGTATTAGAAGATGGAGTTACTGAGGTTCAAGGTTCCGTAACAGGTTTAGTAGACGCACCTACTTTGATTGGTAAATATGTGTTTACAGGTAAAACTGAGTTAGATGCTAGTGGAAGTGTAAGAACACACATTTACAAGTTGGTTGAGGGTTCTATTCCGAACGATGCTCCTATTTTGGAAAAACCAGAGCTGAAAATTCCGGAGAAAGAAGTACCTACACCAGATGTTCCTAAACCAGAAACACCAGTTGCAGAGGTAGAGAAACCTTCGCAACCAGTAGCACAAAAACCACAAGAGAAGTTTGCAACTAAAGAGTTACCAAACACAGGAACTGAGGTTTCTCAAAGCTCTGCTTTGGGTATCTTAGGTTTAGTTTCAAGTTTAGGTTTACTTGGTTTTGTGAACAAGAAAAAGGAAACTGAGGATAAAGATTAAGTTTATCTTGACAAAGTTCCTTTTATGTGCTAAACTAATAAAAGGTTGAAAGTGCTAAAGCGCGTTAGAGAATATCAGTCCTATTGGTCTATATTTTCTTCAATAAACACCCCTTGACTTCGGTTGAGGGGTGTTTTGGTTTGTAGGTTTAGTTATTTGAGTTGGATATAATTTTGAAATATACTCCTATAACCTCTCAGATTGCCCCAGATTTAATTTTAAATGCTTATTCGATAATTTATATGGCTTAAATTTAAAATGGAGTAGAGAGTGTTTTGAGAGGTTTGACGACACAGTTAGAGTTATCAGTAGAACATCTAGTGAAATCCCTTGACTTTCAAGGAGTTTTATGTTATACTTAAAGAAATTTAGATAGGTGGTTTAGATAACAGATGACTAAGAAATACGTTGAAAATGAAGTGTTGAAACATCCAAGTCGTTACAATGAGAATAAGGTTGAGGCTTGGGATTTCACAACTTTTTCATTACTCCCTCATACAATTGGAACGGTAGTTGAGTATGTTATTCGCTACAAGCATAAGGGTGGTATCCAAGATTTGGAGAAAGCTAAACGTTGGTTGAAAAAGGCGAAAGACTCGTATAAGTATCTTGCTTTATGTACTCCTAAGTTGAGTGTATCTGAGTATTTAGAGTTAGCACCGGAAGTGAATAAAAAGAACTTCGCAGATTTATCTGAGTACCAGTTGGGTATCTTACGGACTGCGCAAACTTTAACTATGGACTTAGGTAATGAACGATTTTTCAATGAGTGTATTAATATTATTGACAATTATTTAGATTTGTTGATTGAATCTGAGAAGTATTTGGATTCGTTGATTAAGAGTGAGAAAGAGGGTATTTAATGTTTCTCTTTTTACTTCAATTTGTGATTGTTTTTATTTACTGCGCGCATGGTTTTGCTTTAGCTGTTAGTTTAATTACTCGAAGAGACTTTTTGATTGAGTCGGGTTTAGGTGTTCGTTCAGTTTCGATGTGGTTATTTGCCTTTGCGTTGTATACTGTACTGTTAACTGTTATAGATTTCCTTTTAAGTCAACTTAACGTTTCGAATTTGGTTTTCTTTATTACTATGAGCGGAACTATGTTTCTATTTATGCTTTTGTTGGACATTTGGTTAGCTAAGAGGGTTTAGTAATATGATTCAAGTTTTATCTAGTGGCATCGTTTTATTGCACTTAATGAGTTTCTTTGCGTTAGGTTTTGTATACGCTAGTCCTTATCTACAATTAAAATTAAAGGTAAACTCCAAAGAGGTTTCTAAAGTAATTTCTATAACCATTGTTTATACAATAATTATTCAAGTAGTATTTTATATACTAAAACAAGTAGGGATTTCAGAAACTACGTTTACATATACGGCAGACGGCTTATCCTTATTTTATTTAGTTTGTTTATTCGGTTGGTTTACTTTAAAAGGGGTTGAAGAATGAGAGTTTCAGAGTTAATTGAATATTTATCTAATTTTCCGATGAATGGTGTAGTGGAGTTAAAGATTTCAGGTTTTGATGATGCAGAAGATGGTCGCTTGAATTTGTTTGGTTGGTTAGAAACTGTAGAGAAGTCAGCAGGAGGGTATCCTCAATTAGGTGCTACTTTTGACACTGCAGAGCCTTATGATTGGGGTGACTAATTTATGTTGTCTTGGATTTTATTATTGAGAGCAATCCATTTAACAGTTGTTGCTTTCTTTTATCTTGCGTGCTTTACTCTTGCACTTTGGCCAGACACTAAAAGTTACTTTTGTTATTTTAGCAAAGTTCGGTTTACCTTAAAGTCATTGTTAGCTTTGTTTTACTTTGTTGTTTTCTTTGAACTTCAGTCTGTAACTGAACTTTCCAAGTTCCATATTTTGGTATCCACATTGTTGGTTTTGCTCGATGTTGCTGAAATGTGGTCTCGTAGTTACAGAACGTACGGCTTTAACACGCTTAGGAAAACAATAGGTAAAGCAGCGTATTTCTTTATTTGATGTAGAAAGTAGGTTTTTAGTTATGGTTCATGGGTTAAAAATTGCTCCCAATTACTTTGAGAAAGTAGTCTCTAAAGAAAAATCCTTTGAAGTTCGCTATAACGATAGAAACTTTAGAGTTGGAGACATTTTAAAGTTGATGGAATATACTGAGGGTTCTTATACCGGACGTTCTGTTTATGCTAAAGTAACGTACATTCTTCAAGACTTTAAAGGTCTACAACCTAATTATGTAGTGCTTTCGATTGAGTTGATTTAGAAAGGAATTGACTATGAATTTCAATCCGGAGTTAAACACTATTTTCAACTTAGGTTTACTTATTGGCTTTGCAGGTATTTGGATTTTCCAAGTACTTTACTTTTGGGTTCCGTTATTTGTTCCCTCATGTCGTAGTAATATTAAACTTAAAGATAGTGAGTTAAACGCAATTTCAAGTTTTACAATGGAAGTAGGAGTTGGACTAATTATTGGATTAGGTGTGATTTCATCTTTATCTTCTAAATGGTCTGACGTAATCGGTTATATCTACGCACTTATTTCTATTCTGGCTTTCTGTATTATTTGGAGATATGTTAAAGGTCGTGAGGTGGAAAATGGCTAAGAAAAAGAAATATTACGCAGTAAAAACAGTAGGTCAAATTTTTGACGATTGGACTCCTTGTGAAAAGGTTGTAAAAGGCACCAAAGGCGTTGAATATAAGAGTTTCCCAACAAGAGAACAAGCAGAAGCTTATTTGAGAGGAGAAGAGCCTATCTTATCCACGAAGAAAACCTCTGAGATTGTTCCTTATGTTTCAGAAAGTGGGATAAAAGGTACTATTCGTATGGCAGAAGACTCTGACCCACTCCTTTGGGGTATCGATGGATTTATTTATTCGATTGACGGTTCTTTCAACACACAAACTCAAACTTATGGTGGGGCTTTTGCTTGTTATGAAAATGGAGTTTTATTGGATGCTCAAGCAGTAGCCAATAATAAACCTCAGTTTGCAACTTCAAGAAATGTTGCAGGGGAAGTTTGTGGTTTTGGTCTTGCGATTAGTGACGCTATGGAACGTTCTTTAACTAAAATGACGGTTGTCTGTGATTATGAGGGTATCTTCCGTTGGATTGCTCCTAAGTCTGTTTTAGTAAACGGTGTTGCTTGTTGGGGTACTTCTTTGAAGAAACCTGTAGGTAGATATCATGCTAGTTTGCTAGAGGTTGCTAAAGAAAGTGGTATTGAAGAGATTGACTTCATTTGGGTGAGGGGTCATCGAGGTTTGAAAATCAACCAAACAGTCGATAAGCTGGCAAAGAAGGTTGTAGGATTGAAGTAAAGTAGAAGTGAGGTAAAGAATATGGAACCATTTGAATTGAAAATCGGTCAAAGAACATACACAATTACAGACGAAGATAAAGTCATGTTTAACGGTAATTGCTATCAGTTGATTACTCGATATTACCGTAGGGGTTGGGATAAAATCACACCAAAATTATCAAAAGCAAAAGCTGAGAAATACATCAAGCAAGGTTTTCTTGTAGAAAGTTCACGCACTGATAGTTATGGTATGGAGTTGATTTATTACCGTTTCACAGGTTGCCCAGAAGTATAAAGTAAGGAAAAGAGGTTCGAACCTCTTTTTATCTTGACAAAAATAAATTATTTTGTTACAATAAATAAAATAATTGATTTGAGGTAATTACTAGATGGATTTAACTTACTTAAAAGAAGAGGGTTATAACTTAGCATTACTTGGTACGTTCATACGTAAGACAATTACAGAACCGACTTCAATATCTGCATCTTTGTATGATGACGAGCTTGTTGATGGATTTAAACGAGTGGAGTCTCATTTAACTCAATATCAAGTTTTGTACTTAGCTTTGAGTGAATTTAACACTTTGTACTTAACTACTTCAACTGATGGTGCGCTTGCTTACATCCCGGTTACCAATATTTACGAGTATTCTTTCCCAAGAGACGGTGAAATCCGTGAGGAAATGAATCGGATTGCCAGAGCATATTCTAGGGAACTAAAACAATTTGTATTTAACCATACACATAAGTTCATTGCAGCTATGGTTTCAGGTGGATTTGACGAAGTTGGTGTGGTTTTCGCAAAAGAGAAAAAAGGTGGTAAGTAGTATGGTTAAGCTATTTAAAACAAAAGAAGAGCGTGATTAGCGTTCGTTTCAAAGATGTGGGAGAGACCTAAGCGAACAGATAAATTAAGGGAAGTTTTAAGTTATTCTCAAACTCCTTATGAGATTGAAGTTCATTTATTAGACCCAAATCTCAATAAAAGTTTTCGTTACATTGGGTGGAATCATAAATACCAAATCCTTTATTTGGCAGTAGATGAGAACTATAATTTAGTTATAACAACCACACACTCAGGGTATCAGGCTTGGTTCCCAATATCCATTATTTATTCGGAGTATTTCCCAAGGGAAGGAACGCTCAGAAAACGTATGGGTATGTTAGCAAATCGGTATCTTTCTGAGTTCAATCAGTTGTTGAGTGAAGTTTCCCCTTTGGAATTAAAAATCTCAAGTACTTACTTTGGAGATTTGTACTTAACTTTTGAATATAGAGATTAAAGAGGTAAACAGTATGGCTACTCTATTCCAAGACTACTTAGGTCACAATTTACTAGAGGTTGTAGCTCGTTCAACTGTCTTTGAAGATTATGTGTTAACCAAAGAAGAAGTCCAACAAGTAGTAAATACACACTTTGAACCATTTCCTTTTGGTTACAAAACAAGAAAAGAAATCTTAAACCTTTACGAAGCTTGGATTTTCGTACACTTATTTAGTTCTTCTGATGTGGGTTTGTCCACTTTTGAAGCTTTACATGAGATAATCTCAGATGGGGTTACTGATAAACCTCAATTAGAAGGTCATTTTCGTTCAGAGGATACGCAAGTTGTGATAAGTAAAACAACTTACCAACCACCTTTAGTTTCGAGAGTTGAAGCGCAAGCTGAATTTAATCAAACCTTCAACTTGTTAAAAGATACTCTAAGTTCTGATTACATTGACCGTTACGTTAAGGTTGAACAAATTCTGATGTTTTATATCTACCTTATGCGCAGACAGTTCTTCCACGATTGCAACAAAAGAACTGCTACCTTGTTTGTAAACTTGATGTTCAATTACTATGATTTGGATTGTTTCCTTTGGTTTCCAACTTTGGAAGAGCTAGACACGTTCTTAGCTAAGTTAAAGGTTTGTTATGAAAATCAAGAATACAATACGGACTGTGAGTTTGTAGACTATCTAAAAGCGAATTGGTTAGTAAACTTAAGTATGTAAACCCTTGACTTTCAAGGGTTTTTGTGATATTATATAGTTATTAAATTAGAAAAGAAATGAGAATAAAAATGGATATAAACTATTGTAAATTTTTGGCAACTTTACCTTTAGAGATTCGCCCCTTGAGTTATTACGGTTCTTGGCGTGGTATCTACTCGGAGCCAGTTTTGGTTTTTGATATAGAGTCTGACTATGTACCTATTTCAACAATCGCAAGTTTCTTAGAGGACTTAACCTCTGGTCAACCTTTTGGTGGTTATAAAGGTGGGGAGTACAGTTATACAGATAGTTCTCCTTTGCATTTTGAAAGTAAGTACAATGAGTGCGCTGATAATTCTATTATGGACTACTTGTCTCCTAGATCAGTTGCTTACTTAAAGGAGTTGAATTATGAATTCGATTAAGTTGAAACAAGGCGACTGCTTAGAGCTTATGCAGGAAATGGAAGAGAGCAGTGTAGATTTAATTTTGTGTGATTTACCTTACGGTACCTCAGCTTGCAGTTGGGACTCTGTAATTCCTATGGATAAGTTATGGGAACAATACAATAGAGTTCTAAAACCTACGGGTACTGTTGTATTATTTGGTAGTGAACCCTTTTCAAGTGTAGTTCGTACAAGTAATTTAGCTATGTATAAGTATGATTGGAAGTGGGTAAAACCGAGAGGTGCGAACTTTTTAAATGTAAAGTATCAACCAAGTAAAAACTACGAAGATATTATGGTTTTTAGTAATTGTGCTGCAAGTTACAGTAAGAAAGGTAACAACATGGAGTACAATCCTATTATGACTGAGGGTACTCCATATACAAGTAAGTCAGGGAAACAGAAACAAGATAAGAATAACTCCACAGTTCGTTCTAAGATTGAGTCTGTAACAACAGTTAACACAGGTCAACGTTATCCTAAAGCCTTGATTGATTTCAAACCCGATAGCAAGAAGTTACATCCTACACAGAAACCAGTAGCGTTATTGGAGTATTTAATAAAAACTTATACAAGTAAAGATGCTTTGATTTTGGATAATTGTATGGGTTCAGGTTCGACTGGAGTTGCATGTAAGCGATTAGGTAGAGACTTTATTGGCATGGAGTTGAATGAGGACTACTTTAAACTTGCGAAAGAAAGGATTGAGGGTACGAGGGTTCCTTTGAGTGTTTTAGGCGATGGTTAGTGTAATTGATTTACAACAAGGTAATTGTTTAGACTTAATGAAGTCTCTTGAAGATAAGAGTGTAGACTTGATTTTATGTGATTTACCTTATGGGACGACAAGAAACAAGTGGGATAGCGTGATTGACTTAGAGTTGTTGTGGGAACAATATAACCGTGTCATTAAAGAACGTGGTGCGATTTTGTTATTTGCTCAAACTCCGTTTGACAAGGTTTTAGGGGTATCGAACCTCAAAAATTTGAGATATGAGATTATTTGGCAAAAGACTGCTCCAACTGGTTTTCTAAATGCTAAAAAGATGCCTATGAAGGCGCATGAGAATATTTTGGTTTTCTATAAGAAGTTACCAACTTATAACCCTCAGATGACAAAGGGGCATCCAAGAAAGGTTTCAAGTAAAGCAAGTAGGTCGAACTCAGCGAATAGACATACTAAGAAGTCTTTAAATGGAGAGTCAAACTATGGGGTGTTTGCAAATGAGATTGAGGGTTATGACTCCACTGAGCGGTATCCCCTTAGTATTCAAGTTTTCGCAAAGGATCAACAGAAAGAAAACTATCATCCTACTCAAAAACCGGTTGCTTTATTGGAGTGGTTACTTAAAACCTATACCAACGAAGGTGACTTGGTTTTAGATAACTGCATGGGGAGTGGCTCTACTGGTGTTGCTTGTGTGAATTTGAATCGTAATTTTATTGGAATGGAATTAACTGAGCAGTACTTTGAGATAGCTAAGGAGAGGATTGAAAAGGTAGTAGTGGCAAAAGATGAACAAGAGACAGAAGAAAAAAGAGGGAGTCATTCTTCCCAAGAAGATTAAGGACTTAGTTCGTACCTACTCTGAGTTACACCAAAATCAAGATGAATTGGGTGGTACATTTTTGTATGTAGGTTTGGAGGATTTTGAAGATGTTGCTATGCCTAAGATGATTTGTACATTAACAGATAAGACTTCAAGTAAGGTTTATAGTGATTGTTCTGTTTTGTATGAATATGTGAACCGATTAGTAGGTGCTTTATTTACTGACTATTCTTGTGGTTTTATAGAGAATTGTAGAAACTACCGTATAGTTTCCAAGATTGATACAGTGGTTAACTTTGTAGAGCAAAACCCACCTTCGGTATCTTATTTTGTCTACCAAACAGGTTTTAACGATAACTACAACGGTACGGTTTACATTCCGTTGATGAATGGTAAATTTTTAGCCTATGACTTTAGTTGCTAGTGAAGAGGTGTAAATTGAGTGAATTAAGAGTAGTTTCTTTGTTTTCAGGTATTGGTGGTTTTGAAGAGGGTTTAAACCTTTCAGGGCTGCCTTTTAAGGTAGTATTTGCTTCTGAGATTGATAAGTTTGCACAACAATCTTATGGTGCGAATTTTGATTCTTCGGTTATGGTTGGGGATATCACTAAAATTAGTGAGACAGAGATACCAGACCATGATTTGTTAGTTGGTGGCTTTCCTTGTCAAGCGTTTTCGATTGCAGGTCAACGAAAAGGGTTTGAAGATACTAGGGGTACATTGTTCTTTGATGTTTTGCGTATTTTGAAAGAGAAGAAACCTAAGTACTTTCTGTTAGAAAATGTGAAGAATTTGATAAGCCACGATAAAGGTACTACTTTTGAGGTTATTCTAAGTTCGTTAAAGGATTTAGGGTATGTTCTTGATTTTACGGTTTTAAACTCTAAAGACTTCGGTGTACCTCAAAGCGGAGAGCGAACCTTTATTTGTGGTATCCTTGGTGGAGAACAAGAATCGTTTGAGTCTGATAAGTGGTCTAGTAAAGTAGATAAATTGAAACAGAATTTGAATAAAGTTAAGTTATCTGAGTTAGGTCAACCTCAGTTTCCTAGTTTTAATGTATTTAACTCTTTAAATGTTGTGGATAAAGACGTAGTTTTAGAAGATATACTAGGAACGTCTATAGAAGAACCTTATTATCAGATAACTAAACCGTCTGACGTACACTATTTGAAAGAGTTTGATTTTGGTTTAACTTTACCAAGAAGTAATTATATTTTACGTATAGGTATGTTACCTAGAGAAATTCACAAGAACTTAGAGCAACATCGTAGATTCCACTCATTTAGAGGATTGGCTCCTACGATAACTGCTCGTCATGAGTCTCCTCGCATTTTAGTGTCTGATGACTTAGGTTTAAGGGTAAGAAAATTAACTGAGACTGAGTGTTTCTTAGCGCAAGGGTATCCACTAGAGTTTGTGAAAACTATTCAAGAGTGTGGTACAAGTAGGAATCAGATGTATAAGCAAGCAGGTAATTCAGTGAGTCCACCTGTTATTGCTGCTATTTTGAAAGAATTATTGAAGTAAAGGTAGGTTTAATATATGTTTATCATTTCGTTAGATAAGGAAGAGCATAAACAGATTCATGTTTGGTCAAGAGAGTTGTTAGGAGTGGTATCCTCAGAAGATAAAGTTCCAGAGATTTTAGTTGATTTAGCTTGTGAGAAGTTACCTGATTTAGCTCGTTTAGTAGACTCTATGGACTTGTTGCTACAAGTGAGGGACAGTTTCTTCAATCGAGACGATTATTCTAGTTACTTATTTGAAGCACAAGCAGAAGGAAAAGCCTTTGCTCAGTTTGTAGTAAATTATGTAGAAGTTTTAGATTAAGTGAAATCAACAGATTTCACTTTTTATATTTGACAAATTAAGTTATTTTTGATATAATAAAGAAAATAACTTAGAAATGGGTGGTAATATGAAACCAATTAAATTTACATTGGCACCGACATTAGTAATTGAGACACCTCAAACACTAGAGGTATTACTTAAGGAGTTAGGGGTATTCACTTACACAGTTCAAATTTTAAAATTTGATTCTTTGGAGCAAGTGAGTGCTTATGCTATTCAAAAAGCACACTTAGAACGTGACTATAAGGTTTATCTACTTAACAAAGAAACTTTAGAACTAGCTTATGTTCCAAAGGTTGGGGTAGATGCTATGACTTTGTTAGTAAGCACTGAGGGTATCCAAGTTTTAGAAACTCTCCCAGCGAATCCAGTAATTTAAAGAGGTATAAAAATGAAACTAGAAGAAATCAAACAGTACAAAGTAGGTTCAAAGGTTTTTGAAACAAAAGAAGAAGCAGAAGTTTACTTAAAAGAACAAGAAATAGAAGAGATTCGCCAAAAGGAATCTCAGGTAGACTTTCCATTAACTCCATTTAGTTATTACGAAAATGTTGTAACTGTGGATGACCGTGGAGGTCTTACAGTTAAAGCTCGTTGGTTTAGTTTAGATGATGCTATAGCTGCTATGGACAATTATGCAGACTTTTGCAGAGAAAAGGGTACAGGTGCTATCTATAAAGTAACGGTATCTTTATCTAACAACCCATCTCGAGGTACTGTTTCAGTTAATAGGGAAAAAGTAGTGGATAAGTAGGTAAGAAGAATGAACAAACGAATTAAGCGAAAACACGCAACAAAAGAAAACAAAAACATGATGGATAGCACCTTGAAGTATTTAAAACACTTAGGTCTAACACCATTTAATATTGAATATCCCAACGGTTACTTTGTTTTTGAAAATAAAAACTCTTATGAAATGATGCACTTCCAACTCAAAGAAAACCCACAGTTTTTGTTTGGAGTATGGTATAAAGAGTTTAATCTTAAAAATCCAGATCGAGTAGTAAAATTACCCCTTATTTTTGGTGAGCGTTTGAGTGTTTTGGATAAATTCAAACCCTCAAGAGCAGAGTGGTCTCCTTTATACAACAACTACCTCGATAAAGACTTAGAGTTTGAGTTATCTGATTATTGGTCTACTTTACGCTTGCTCCCAGAGTTCGTAAAAACACCTTGGAATTATATTCCGGGTGAGACAGAAGATAGTTTTAAAGAGCTTTCAGAATATGTGGAGCTGAATTCTAAGTACACTGATGAGGTTTTGCAAGAAGTATATAAGAAAGTTGAAGTTAAGTTCAAAGAGTTGGGTATACCGTTAGGTATCCTAGTTTCCGACCCGTTTTGGTCTCACAAGAATCTCTATTTGATTCTTGAAGATGGTATGCCCTCAGACCGGATTTACAAAATTTTTGATGATTTATATAATTTTGTTCAATTTGAGTTAACGGATATAGTTGAAGAACTTTCACGCCAAGAACCTTACACAGAGTATGTTAGTATCTACAATTCAGCATTTAATTGGCACCAAGACTATTTTTGGTTGAGTGACAAAGATGTACTTGAAAAAGCTAAAACTATGTCATTCATGGAACTGAACAAACAATTTAAGAAGATGAACTTGAAAGGTTCCGACTTTATTCGATTTATTGGGGTTTAAGCTATGGAAAAACGTTATGACAGTGAAGTCTTTCAGATTTTGCACTATTTCAATAACTATTTGGATACTAAGTCTAAGGTAGAACTTAGAAAAGCGAAGGTTTGGGTATCTTTGTTGCAAAAGTCAGTTGATGAGTTAGAGATTTTCTCAGAGTTTTATGTGCCAGAGTTTTATCGCTCTATTTTGTGGAGATTTTTAAAAGAGCCACCTATTGAACTGACTGGAACCCAAGTATCTTTGATTGAGCGAGTTCATGCAAAACGTAGAGTTTCGACTTATGATGATTATGTTTTGTTAGCAAATTTGCTAATTGGACTTTACAATACTTTCTCTACTAAGTAAACGAAAGGGGACTCTAAGTCCTCTTTTTATTTGACAAAACAAGCAAGCTTTGATATAATAAAGGAAAACGATAAGAAAGTAGTGAACATCGTGAACACATTAGCAATAAAACAATCAGATATTCAAGAGCTTTTACACTATGCTCAACAAAATAAGGTAGATTTTTACATTGCAGGTTCTAAGAAGAACCCTTTAATTGCCTTTTTGGAAAAGTACGCAAATAACTTTACTTACAAGGTTTATAAAATTGGTGGTCTAGAGTGTACTAAGAAGTTAGATTTTAAATCCACTGTTTACAAAGGGTTCTGTACATTTGAAGAGTTTCAAGAAGAGCGTCAACAGTTTAATTCTCCTAATTGTGGTATAGTTGAAGTTATAGATTTTGAGGACTATTCTTACATAACAAAAGATGAAGTGGGAACTTTCTTTACTGACTTTTACGATTATGGTATCCAAAATCCACATGAGTTTGCTGAAGTGGACATTGCTGATTTAGAAGATTTAGTTAGTTTCGCAGAAAGTAGTGGTATTCCTAAGTACAATAAGTTTGAAGATGGTAGTTTCGCTTTAAATGTGTTTTTCGCTTTTGTTTCTTCTTATACACAAAGAGAGTTAAATTATTTAACTATTGAGACTAAAGATAAGAAAACGGGATTCACTTCTAAGACTATTTCACTTACCACTACGAAGCGCTTTAAAGAGCTTTGGTATAACTTAGACCAAAAGTATTCTTGTAACTGTGATTTCGATTGTGATTGTAACTGTGATAGTTATAATTTATCTTATATTCGTAGGTTTACGAAATTGAAAGAAGGGCTTATTTTTGATTTAGAGACACCGACAAAACTTGTGAAGTATATCCATTCGGTATCTTTTCCGTCTAGTATGTTTTAACTCGTTCACAAACCGTCCTAATTTGCCCCAGTTTCGTTCTAAATCTTTCTGAGGTAGAAATAGACCTTGGAGAGTTAAAATGTGATACGGAGCAAATTAGAGCGTTTAACGTTTAATTATTATAAACAAGCCTTGTGCTTGTTTTCTGTTTATGCTAAACTAACTTTATTGGAACGGAGGTTTTAACTTGGAAAATCTTGATTTAATAGATAAAATGCGCCTAATTTTAAGGCACGAAGTTTTGTATTTTTCATTAGATAAACCAAGGCAAAAAGAAACCCTTGATGCTTTAATTTGGCTCAATTCTGAGGAAAATTGTCAGTTAGTTTTAAGTGGTTCAATTCATTTACCAAAGAGAGTGTGGTCTACACGAACCTTTGCAAAAGAGTTAGGAGAAGAAGATGTTCATACCTTATCAAACGTTGTCTTATGCTAAGATTTTAGAGAAGTTAAATCAATTAAACTTAGAATTAGAACGCCAGGACAAATTTGCTAAAATTATTGTCACAGGGGGTTCTGCGGTATCGTTGCTTTCAGGTGGCTACCGTGAGACTAGAGATATAGACTATATAGGTTCTGTACCTTTGACTGTTGAACAGTTACAAACCTTTCAACTCTCTAACGATGTCGAAAAGATTTTCGTAGTCCCTGATATCTCTGAGGTTTCGTTTGATAAAGAACTAAATTATTCAAATCTAACGGTTCTTATTCTCTCTTGGGGAGACCTTGCTATTATGAAATTCTACTCAACTAGAGAGAAAGACCTCCAAGATTTAAAACAGTTTATCTTACCTCAAATTTACGATTTCGAGAAATTAAAGTCTCGTCTTGATTACTACAGATCAGATTATGTTTTTGATATTGACAATCCTGACTTGAACTTAAATCAATATGCTCAAATTTTAGTTGAGTTAAAACAATTACATCATATCTTGGTAGTAGACTCAACTCAGACCTTAGAACAAGTTCTAAAAGCAAACCGTCTTTATAGTAAGTTTGTTAGATTTGCTGAGAACTATGTAATTCCGTTAGATTTAAGTGTCTGGTTATCTAACTCGGTATCCTACTGTTTATCTGATTATGGTTTCGCAGAATTTTTCCAAGCAGCAACAAATTATCAACTTAGAATTTAATTCGAGAAGTGAAGAAAGTCGGTATATTTATTGACTTTCTTCTTATTTTTTGGTAGAATAAGAAATAGAAATTACGAAAGTTAAGGTTAGACGATTTGAATACAGAGATTAAAAAACGACCTCCTATACTAGGTCAAAAGTGGCGTAAAGACTTAGATTTAAAATTTATGAGTTTACCACGAAATGTAAAGCAAGAAAAACGTGAGATTGGTCATTTAGATACGTATTTTAGAAACTTTAAAGAGATTGATTTTACAACGGTTCTATCTACTTGCGGGTATCATACCACTTTTGATGGCTCTATTTTCAATCCAGAAGCTGAGGTGTCTCTTTTGCACACAGAAACGGACTTTTATCTAAAACTTCAAGGATTCTATGAGGTATTTGAGTTTACTGATTCGGATAAAGCAGAACTGTGGTTATTGAGAAGAGCAGAAACAGCGCATTTTATGAAAGCTAAGTTAGTTGAGAGTTACTTGCTTTCTTTAGTTGTGATGATTCGGACTGCCCAGTATAGAAGTGAGGTAAATAAATAATGGCAAACAAACTAAGGGAAATGGGTTCTATTTCTGCAGGTAAACGTGAAGAGAACATCTATAAGATCTTCGCTTACTTGCATACGAGAGAAGAGTTTCACCCAGTGGCTTTAAAGAGTAAGGTTTTAGTTTCAGATAGAACAATCTTATCATATTTGAACCAAATTCAAGAGGCGCAACTATTGACTGAGCCTTATCGGAAACGTTTGTTGGACTTAAAAGCAACAGAGCAATTTAAACAAGGTTCTAAAACAGAGAAAGAGCGTGCTATTTTAGAGCAGTTAGAAAATAAGTGGTCAGCTTTAGCAAATTCTGTTGAGGGTATCTCAGAAGAGCGTAAGCGACAGTTAGAGCAGTTTATTTTTACACGTGAAAATGAATTAGAAACCTTGTGGCAGCGTTTAGAGTTCTCTATCTTGTTTTTTGAGATGGTAAAGGGGTAGCTGAGTGGAAGATAAAGTGTTTGAAACTGTAGAAACTAAAGATTCAGTTTTGATTGAAGAAATACCTAACGATTTAGGTTCTTTTTGGTCTCAATTCAATTTGAGTTTACCTTATACTTTTTGGGTTTGTCTCGGTTTAAGTATACTTGCGTTATTGTTTACTCTACCTTATATTTTTTATGGGAGGGAATTACTTTGGTATTTAGTGGGTCTTTGGGTACTTGCTACGATATACTTAGTTCTTGCAATTAGGTTGAGCTTTTCCTTTACAAGCTCTAAACTTGTCAAAATTTCAATTATCCCACTGTCTATTGTAGTCTTAGGTTTAGGTTTTAGAATGTTGAACTTAGATGCTCATGTTAAAGTGAATTATCAGGAGCAAGTTGAGGGGTTTCCTTACGATATTATAACTAGTGAAATTGCTAATCCACTTGTAGGAGATAGTGAGTCATTCACTATTTCAGTAAAATCTGAAGACTTTAAATTTAAAGGTCCAGATTTTGGAGGTTTAGCTGGTGAGGTTCGTAGTGGTTCTAAAGAGTACCATAAAGGTTCACTTGAAGAGTTTAAACCCTTTACGATTTATTATGGGTCAGATGCAGAAGGTCGTATTGGCGATATTAAAGGTAAGCGTATTGTTAATGGCTGGTTCGGTTCAACCTCAACTGATTTTGTAATTAAGCTAGAAAAATAAAATGGAGATTTAGGCTATGAATAAAAAACTTCTTGTTTCTTTTGATGTTTCGTCTATATCGATAACAAGTGAGCAGATGGCTTTATCGTTCTTACACGCATTTAAGGTAGAACTTAAAGAATCTATTCCAAAGTTAGAGAGTTTTAGGTGTGCTGATATTGTAAAGATGCTAACTTGGTTAGAATTTCACTATTTAAATGACCTATTTTTAACTAAAGATGAAATTTACTTTTTACGATATGTACATTTTAATTTATACAATCTTTATCGAAGTGGTGCACTAACTGAGGTTCATTTCCGAGTTTTACAGAATGATTTTACAGGTTTAGTTACTATTAGAAAGTAAGAAAGAACGGACAAGAGAGCTAGAATATTATAAGGTGATAAAGGTGTAAGTCAAGTTTACTCTTGACTTTTTTATTTGTTTTTGCTATACTAAACTTATTAAACTGATTGAGGTATAAATAATGGCGAATGATACAAAAATGGCTTTTATCGGTCATCTACCAGTTGTTGAGGTTCTCAACGCTTTAAATTCTTTGGGTGTTACTGTGTTAAGTTCAGACGTGGTATTAAAAGAACCTACTGCACAGCCTAAAACTACAACGGTAAATGGCACTTCGTATCCTATTCTTTATCGTAAAGGTGAAAACATTAGAGAAAATGGGTTTATTCACTTAGAGTTTGGGGATAATATTCGCAGTCTTTTTTATCACTATGACTCACGTTTTATTTTAGACCCAGAAGAAATTGAACGTAATTTAGACCGTGGTTTACCTGAGTTTAACCAACCAATTACAACATTGTCTTTAGGTATGGACCCAGACGCAGTTACTTTGCTTACACAACTAGCTCGTTACTTTGATGGTTATATTGACGAAGATGATTGCGATGCGCATTACTATCATAAAGTTTTGTAAAAGTGTGGTTTTCCCTTGACAACTCTTCTAGTTTGGGTTATAATTTAAACATACTTGGCATAAAGGTGTTCCTTTTTTGAATTATTTTAAAGCAGATGAATTACACCTCGCTAAAAATAAATGATTGCATAAAGTCGTTCCTTTTCTTAGGAGATATTTAATATTCGTAGTAGGTGGTACTTTGTAAGACGTACTGCCCCTTACTACGAATGGTTTATTACGACTCGCAAAAGTTAGCTCTAAATCAGTCGGTTTAGGGCTTTCCTTTCACTTTGGGAAATAGAAAGAAGTAGGTTAGAGATGAACTACGCACAAATTGAAACTTTAGCAAAATACTTAAAAGTTGTAGAAAGTACAAAAGAGGTTGGAGACCTTAAAAACACTCAGTTGTGTTTAACTTACGGTATCCTTGTAAGTCCTTTGGAGCCTATTTCTAAGGAGACTGCAGATGCTTTGATTAAACTCTATGGTGTTGACCTCAGAAACACCAACGCTACTTTTTACGAAACTTTTGAGGTTCGTAAAGGTCTAAGTTGGGGTGAGGTTGTCTTTGACCGTCTTTGTCATTATGCTATGACTTATGGTGGTTTAAAAGAGTTTTTTGGTACGGACTTCATTCCTAATTCTGAGGAAAAAGAGTTTCAAACGGCTTTTAATACGTATTTAACTACTATTCAGATTAAGTCTTACATGGAAGTTCGAGAAGATTTAGAGAAGTTTCTAAATCAACCCTTGGCTTTGCCTACAAGTGACATTTCAATCTTGGCAGACTTAGTTGAACATTATGGTGTAGATATTACTGAGAAAGCCAATAAAGAGTTTCAAATTGAGTTTGGGTATCGTTACAAGTGCGCACCTAAAAACTCGGAATTATTGGTTCGTTTGTTAATTCGTATACTTCTAGGTACCACTGACTATTACAAGAACTCTATGACTTTCAATCATTTGCGCCACGAAGTTCAATACTTATCAAAAGACAAGAAAGACTTGCTTGTTTCTTTGGTTAAAGACTATGTTTCAAAATATGGTCTCCAACCTTTAGCAGATCATTTTCGACCAAACAAGCAGTTGTGGTTGGCATTGCGTAAATTGGGTCTTCAAAGAGAAGTAAACGCTATGAAACGCTTGTCTGAGGTTTCTCGTAAAGACCATACATTTAAGAACTTGCTTAAAGAGTTTCCAGACGACCTCAGTAGTGTCACAAATTACCAATTGATTCGTTATTACAACTATTTGAGTGAACTTGTTGTTTTGGTTGAGGGTGATTATCAAGTGTATCGTATTCGTAACGGTAAGACTTATGTAAAAGCTATTAAAAAGACTCCGATTAGTGGTTTGAAGAACAACTTAGTTGAGTTGTATTTAATTCGTATTCGTGAAGAGTTGAAATATCGTTTTGCAGACAAAAAGTTGAAGTTCTATCAACCAGAGGAACATATTTCGATTGCACTTCCAACAACTGCTAAGTCTTTCATTGGTTCTTACCCTATGTACACTCGTATTGAGGTTCCAGAGAAATACCAAATCGGTATCTACTGGAGTCAACAAGGGGATTTGGACTTGCACGCGCATAGTTTAGATGGTAGACACACAGGTTTTTACTCTGAGAATATTAAAGGAATTACTTACACAGGCGACATGACTTGTTTAAACCGTCAAGGTTTGGCAGCAGAGGGTATGTTGATTGAGGGTGTGCAAGGTTTGACCTTTAGCATGAACCCTTACAACACTAGATTTGAGTCTGATGCTTGTAAGATTTATATTTCAGAGTCTTTGGATAAGAAAGCAACTTCCGTAGTTGCAGATGGTTCCTTGTTGTTTCAAGCAAATGTTGGAGTAGATAGAGAGATGGTCTTTGCAGCTAACCTTGAGGGAGCAGTGGTGCTTACAAACTTGTCTGTAGGTGGGCGTATTCCGAATGAATCTGCAAGTGAGAAATTAACTCTTGCAGTAGAGCGTAAGTCACAAACTGCATTGAGTTTGAGAGACTTTGCAGAATTTGTAGGTGTAGAGTTTGTAGATTCCGTAGAAGATGCAACTCATGACTTCTCGCAGCAAGGGGTATCTGTTGCTACGTTCACGGATTTGTTGGGTTAAGTTAGATTTAATTTAAGTGAGGTAGTTTTTAATGTCTATTGTGAGTGAGTTGTTTAAAGATAGCCCAGAACGGTTAGAGAACTTCCAAAATACATATTTTGAGGAGTTCTTTAAACGCTCTTCTGTTTTGCAATGTTTACGACAACTTAAACGGACTTTTGCAGTTGCAGAAAATAAAATACCTATTGAGTTCCGTACAAGTTTTGTAGATAGTTTCGGTAACACACAACACTTGTTGGTTATATTTAGTATGAATGTGGATCTAACTTGGGTACTTAGATTTGATTATATTTCTGAGGACTATTACGATTATGGTAAATATGAGCGTAATGGTACACGGGAGAAAGGCTTCAAGTTTAAATTTAGTGAAATAACTAAGAACCTACAAGTGCAGTTTGTGAGTTACACTAATTGGCTTGAGCGAAGAGAGATTCTTCAAATTTTGGAAGAGTTGTTTAGTTAATACTTATGGGTATCTAACTTCGGTTAGATACTTTTAACTATAAAAACCTCAGAACTTTCTCTGAGGTTTTTGTTTATTTTAGATATGGTTTTAACTCTTTAGCAATAGCTTTAGCTAACTTAGGTGGTACGGCATTTCCAACTTGTCTATACATGGAAGTTAGACTTCCGTAGAAGATAAAGTTGTCAGGGAAAGATTGTAGGATGGCGCATTCTCGAACAGATAGTCGCCTTTGTTTGTTGATGTGAATTTCAGGAGTGCTTGCAGTAATTGTGTCACTAGGTCTGTCCCAGTTTGTGATTCTAAGAGATTGTTCAAAGGTTATTTCTTTTTCTATAAGTTCAGTCATTTGTTGGTCGTAAGTATTATCAAAGTTTAATAGGTCTTTTAGTTTCCACCAATCAGAAACATTAGGTAAACTTCCGTACTTGTCTTTTCTGAACCAATGCCCAGCGGTGTGTCGGTATCCTAAAATCTCATCAATCTTCTTAATGCTAAGGTTGCAATCTTTTCGGTAGTAATTAAGGTAGTCCGCAATCTCTTCTTGCGTAGGTGGGTTCTTTCGAGTAAAGAAAGAGTCTGCTACGTTTGTGCTTGCTACATGATTATAGATAGTTCGGTCATTTACAAATAGTCGGTCTTCAATCTTTCCATTTATAGGTTCTTCATTTTGGAGGAAACCGATAATTTCTTCAACTGTGGGGGTTGGTTTCAAGTGTGATTCTAATTGAGGGTTGATTGTGTGAGTAGGTTTTGGAAACGGATTTTCCACTCCGATTCGGTTTCCAATAATGATAACACGTTCTCTACTTTGTGGGACTCCGAAGTGTGCAGCATTAAGTACTCGGTAGTCAACTCGGTATCCCAACTCTTCGAAGTCTTTTAAAATCATGTTGAGGACTTGTCCTTTTTGCATGGATAGAAGACCTTTTACGTTTTCTGCAACAAAGAACTTCGGTTGTAGTTCTTTTACAATTCTAAGGAGTTCTAAGTAAAGAAAGTTTCGTTTATCCTCCATAGAGCGTTTAGTATTTGCTACACTAAATCCTTGGCAAGGGAAACCACCTAAAACAACGTCAACAGGTTCTTTTGGTAATTGGTCTTTGGAAATTTGAGTAATATCACCGTGTACTATGTGTTTTCCAAGGTTCTTCTGATAGGTAGTCACTGCATCTTTCTGAAAATCGTTCGCCCAAGTCACTCGGTATCCGGCTTTTATAAATCCTAAATCCATTCCACCGGCACCTGAGAACAGTGATACTACTATTGGTTTTGTCATTTTTTGATTGCACCTCTATCTAATTTGAATTTTAATCAGTATATCATAAATACCTTGACTTTTCAAGGTTCACCTCAATTTAAGTTGGTTTCTAGTTGCTTAATTTTAGTATTTATGATATACTAAATTTATTAAGTTTCGAGGTGCAATTATGAGTTATACCGATTTAAAAATAGAAGATAAAATCTTTGTTTCCTTTGCTGCTTTTATGGATTTGCTAACACTATGTTCACAAGAAACTCATTACTTGTCTCAACTAAGAGACTTTCAATATGTTTCAACATTTACTAATGGTGGTTTCGCAGGGGAGCAAGATGGTGAGTTTTATAGCTTGGTGTTATTCCGTTCGAATGGATATCCAAAATTGAAAGTGAGTTTATCTTTAGATACTTATGAGGGTCTAGATGTTAGCTTTTGGACATATAAGCGTGGAGTACCAAGTGATGAAACTAATCTTGTATTGTCTGATAGTTTTCATTATTCCTATGGTGATTGGAGCAAAGATAAGCTTCTTACATATTTAAGAGCTTTTGAGAAGGTTGAATCTGAGGCTTTAATTCTATCTTTTGGGGTAGGTTTGGGTTCAGAGGGTATCTTTTTAAAATTAGCTAAGGCTTTAGGTTTTGATATGGATTTTATAAATCGAGAAGTAAGTTCTATTTCTAACGTCTTAACTTCATATAATAAAGAATTTTTAAGTGCAATAAATAAAGGTAGGTAAACTAATGGTAAGGTTCAAAGAGTTAGATGAACCAAATCAACTTCAAGTTAAATTTCACTATTTATGTAGTTTGTTGGTTGATTTAGTACATGGTTCCATTGATGATTCTCCGCTGTCTGTACACAGTAGTAGGGTTTCTGCTAAAAACAATGCTTTTGTGGAATTAGACTACTGTGATTCTGAGGTTCGCGACTTAGTTAAGTTGGAAGATGGTGAAGTTCTTCAAAGCATTCATTTAGAACAAACACGCACAGCTTGGTTTTTACGTTTCTTTGGTAAAGCGAGTCAATATGAAGATGATACTTTAGACTTCCTTTTAGCTACAATTACTAATGATATGGACTTTTATTCAATTGATTTGAATAAAGAGTTAAGTTTAGTTGCTTACAGTAACTTAGAAAATCTTCTATTCTTAGAGTTGGTATCTTTAACTGTGCCTTTGGCTATGGATTTAGGTTATTCGCAGAAGAAAATAACACAGGATTTGAACAAACTAACTGTGATTTATAATAATACAAACAAGTTGTGGATTTAAGTAGAAAGATAGGTTATACCTATGAAATTCAAAGATTTAAACGAAACAGAAAAGAAAGTAATCAAGTTTGCTTACTTTACAAAATTATTGGTTATGTTGAGTCATCGAAACGAACAAGATATTCCGTTACAAAGCTCAATTACAGCTTATGATAGAGGTTGGACACATTGGAGTGTGGAACGTGCAGATGACGATACTTTATACCTTCGTCTTTACACGAAGAGTTCTAACATTTCTAAATTTATCTGCCTAAAAATTCAAGATAGAGAAGTTTTTGCAGAATATAAGGCTAATAAACGTGGGTTATCCACGAATGATTCTTTCCTCTATCAAATTGCCAACATTGAATTTGATGAATATGAGGGTGTTATCTTTGAGACTGTAGGGGATTTGCACCTTTTAGCTTACGAGAGCTTGGGTAACATTTTCTTTGAGGATATGGTAGACCAAGCATTGAAATTGGCTAAGGACATGAAGATTTCAACTACTGAGATTAACCAAGACTTAGATTTACATGCGTTTCTTTACGATAAATTAGGTTATTTTCAAAACTAGTTAAGTTGGGGTACTTCTATGAAATACAAAGATTTAGATGAAAGCACCAAAGAGATAGTTAAGTTCGCAGACTTTTTAACACGCTTAATTGTGGTAGTAAAAGGGAATTACTTAGATTTGATGCATGCTTTCCCAGATACACCAATTAAGAAGAATTGCTTTGTTTTCTCGTATGACAAAAGTGGTTATATTTTAACCTATTACAAACCCTCAGGTGCAGTAGGGTATCGACTTAAACTTTTCCGAACTACTGCAAAAACTGAATTTAGAACCAACAGTAAAAATTACCGAAACAAAGCGGAAATGATTTTAAATGTTAATTCTTACATGAAAGGTAAGTCTTTTGAGCTACAATTTGCAGAGAGTGATTGGGATGGTGGTTGGGTTTTTGAGGATTTAGACCCTATTAGAGATTTACATTGGTTGAGTGAACTGTATAGTGATTTGACTTGGTTTGGTAGAGCTTATGACTCAGAAGATGCTTTATTAGAGCTAATTCAGAAAAGTTATTACCCCTTAGCTAAACAATTAGGTTTATCTCGAATTGAATACAATGCGAGCTTAAGAGCGATTACAAAAACTTTAAGATTTTAAAAACCAAAGTACTTACTTTGGTTTTCTTCTTGCGTTTTTTCAAAAGCAGTGCTATAATAAAGCGAAACCTTTATAAAAGTAAAGGAATTTAGAAATTAGAAAGTAAATACTAGATTATGAAGAACAATATTAAATTATTATCTGTTTCTGCTTTGTCAATTTTAACTTTAGGTTTTAGCACACAAGTCGCACACGCAAGCATTCAAACAGACACGATTGACGAGAAGTGGGGCAAACCAACCTTAGTTTATGGTGGCAGTTTAACAGATGCTCAGGTAGAAGAAGTTAATAAGTCTTTCAACGTAAATGATATATCGAAAGTTAAACGTCAAGTTGTTTCAGATAAAGATTACGCCAAGTACATGAATGAATCAGACACCTCAGGGTTGTCTTTGATTTCATCTACTTTGGTTGCTAAACAAGATAAGGGTAAAGGTATTACAGTTAAAATTGTGACTCCAGAGAACATCACACGTGTAACTGAGACTCAATACCGTAACGCTGCAATTACGGCAGGCGCAACGGACTTAGCGATTGAAGTTTCTGCACCTGTAAAAGTAACAGGAGAGTCTGCACTTGTTGGGGTATCTAAAGCCTTGGAAGCGAACGGACAAGAAGTTGATGCAAAACGTACTGAGATTGCAAATCAAGAGATTTCCACAACTGCTCAAATTGCTGAGGCTAATAAGTCTACAAAAGGTTTTGATAGTCAGTTACTAGATAATGCTTTGATTCAAATTAAAACAGAGTTAGCTAAAGAGAAACAAGGTAAAGGTCAAATTGCTGATGATAAGAAGGTTGAACAGATTGTTAAGAAAGCTTTAAAGGATAATAAACTAGAGGGTATTATTTCTGATGAGCAAGTCTCTCAGTTGGTTCAATTTGCTAAAGGTTACCAACAAACTTCTGCGGTTGACTCTAAAGAGGTACTTAATCAATTAGGTGATTTGAAAGATGCTATTTCTGAGAGCGTAGGTAAATTCTTAAAGTCTGCGGAAGAGCATGGTCTTTGGGATAAAGCAGTCTCTTGGGTTTCTGCTTTGTGGGAGTCCCTAGTTGGTGCTTTTAAATAACTAAATCACTTTTAATGTTAGATAAACAAAGGAGTCAAGGGTATCCTCTCTTGACTTTTTGTCTTATTTGTGGTAGAATTTATACAATTAAATGTAGGAGGGTTTATATGGAGTTACGTGCAGTTTTGAAACATTATGATACAAACGTTGCAAACCTTATTTTATCGGATAATTCAGTCGCTAAGGTTGAGGTTTTAGATATCCCTCTTGCAAATAAGTTTACTTTTTATGATTTAACTGAGCGAGGGTTTACTGGTGAGTTTGAATCTCGTAGAATACCTGAGCATTGGGGTAGGGGGAAAATTATAGGTAAAGACAATCCTAGTTTATTGGATGAGCTTCTATCTCATAGAGCTTGTGATGTTGAAGATGGGTTTTGGGTTGAATTTGAAGAACCTTATAATAAAGGTTTCAAGTCTTATTATGATGTACTTCGTGCAGGGGGTGCGATGTCATGACTTTATCTCCTAAAGGAAACCAACCGAAACGATATGAGGGTGATTATTTTTTAAAAGTAGACTCTTTTGGTGGCGAAGCTTTATCTGAGTTTTTAGTTTCTTTATTTTTAGAGTCTACATCTTTTAAAGATTTTGTACCGTATCGTTATATTTTTCCAAATATTAGTAAAAGTCCTTCTTATAAACCTAGATATTCTTTTATATCTATGTTTCAAATTGTATTAGACTATCTTTATACTTTCGATTCAAAATTAGTTGATAAGATAAATCAACAATATCGGAATAAACCTAGTGAAGCTAGACGGATGTATTTGTTTCAATATTGGTTTGATAAAAAGTATTTAAGATTTTCTATACCGGAGAGGGTAGTGGAGTTACAGAACATTCTTAGATGGTATTCAAAAGGGCAAGTTTCTTATGAAGATAGTTATAAGTATTTTTCAGCTTTTGTAACACTCGATACTATTTTTATAAACACGGATAGACACTTCCAAAACTTTGGTTTAATGTTCGATTTCGATTTAAAAAGATATAGAACATCGTTAGTATTTGACCAAGGGTTTAGTTTAGGTGTTGGAGAAAACTCTTTATTTTTAAAGCGAGTTTACTTACATAGAAATAAGCAGATTAAAATGCAACCTTTTGGTACAACTCTAAAGAGCAATAGCAAGGCAGTCGAGTGGTATCCTTACGATTTTGATGTTGTTAAGTTTGTCACTTTATTAAAAAATGAATTACCAAATTGGTCTGTTTTAGATTTATCTAGTCAGTGGGCTTTAATGAAACGCCAACTTTATTTATATTACCCTACAGATACAAATAGTGTAGACACTTTAGCTTATTTAAAGTCTGAAGGTTTGTAGAATTTCACTTATTCAGCAATTAAATTTAGTATATTAAACACTTGGCAATAAATAAGACTATTTAAAAGTAGTTAAGATATTTTTTCTTGACTATTTTTTTCTTCTGTGTTAAACTTATTCAAGTAGAAACAACTTGGTTTCTTGTTATTGTTGAGGAAGAGGTTGTTTAGACGTTAATAAGTGGGTACATTGGGTATCTGCTAAGAACTTTTTAGGAAAGGACAAAGTATATATGTCATTTAATAGAGAAACTAAAGCATTTGGTTCAATTAGACGCTACAAAGGTTACGGTGCTTGTGGTGTTATTCTTGGGTTAGCTGCTTTAAGTATTGCTATGAACACAGGTGTAGTTAGTGCTGACGAAGTAAAAGCTAACGAACCTAAGTCAGAAGTCTCAGGTGAGGTTAAAGAGTCTACTATTAAGAATGAGACTCCTACAGGAAATGCCTCAACTAACTTAAGTGAGGCAGCAGGTTCTATTTCTGAAAATCAGAAAGCTGACCTTGGAAGTGAGGGTAAAGTAACGGGTGACGTTCCTGTTACTATTGACCATACAGAAGTTCAAGAAGAAGCTAAAAAAGCAGAAGAAGTTGGTGTAAATGTAGTTCAAGATAAAACTAAAGTGGCTCCAACAACTGCAACTGCAGAAGATACTGCTAAAGCAGTTAAATCTATCTCTGCAGAAGAAACTAAAAAAGCAGAAGAACTTAAATCTACTGCAACAGCTCACTCAACTGCAACTTCTCAGTGGGCAGAAGAAAAGAAATCTACTGTTGCATTCAACCATGATTTAGACCAAGCGCATCTTAAAGCAGTTGAATCTTATAATGATTTCATCAAAACTTTGGATGACGACACTGCAGCTGTAGTTGCTCGATACAAAGATGCAATCATTAAAGTATCTGAAAAAATTCAAGATACTGCAGATGGTACAACAATTGAGGGGTATCAAGCTTACGTTCGCTCTCTAGCTGAACAACAAGGTCTTAACAAAGATGCAATCAAAGAATATTTAGTTAAGAAAGCTGACTATAACCAAAAATTAGCTACTTATTCTGAGACTGTAGTTCATAACCTTAGCAACTCTGCTCGTATTGAAGCTGAAAACAAAGCTAAATCTCAGTCAGTAGATGCAGAAAACACTCGTCTTTCTACCTCTGCTCAAAAAGTAATTGAAGATAATACGTCTAAATCTAATTCAGTTGTTGCTGAGAATAACCGTCTATCTACTTCGGCTAAAACTGAGAATGAACGACGTTCTAACTCAGCAAAAGCAGTAGAAAACGACAATATTGCTAAATCTAACTCAGTTAAAGATGAAAACGACAGACGTTCAAACTCAGCTAAAGCTGAAAACAAGCGTCGTTCTAATTCTGCTAAAGCTGTTGAGAATGATAATATATTTAAGTCTAACTCAGTTATCAAAGAAAATGAGCGTCGTTCTAACTCTGCTAAAGAAGAAAACGAAAAACGTTCTAATGTAGCTAAACAGAATTTAACAAATGAACATGACCGTTCTCTTGCAGCAGATAAGGAAAATGAACGTCGTTCTAATCAAGCTAAAGCTGAGACTGAACGTCGCTCTAATTCTGCTAAAGCTGAAAACGAAAAACGTTCTAATGCAGTTAAAAAGGTTGAAGATGACAACCGTACTAAATCATTATCTGCTAAAGCTGAAAATGATAAACGTTCAAACTCTGCTAAAGCTGAAACAGCTAAACGTTCACAATCTGCAGTAGCGGAAAATACTAGAAGATCTAACTCAGTAAAAGCTGAAAATGATAAATTATCAGCTAACTACAACAGTTCAATGACAGCTTACCGTACTGCAAAAGCTAAGTACGATAAAGAAAAAGCAGATTACGACCGTAAACTTGTCGAGTACAACAAGCAAAAAGTACAAGGTCAGGTTAAGGGGGTTAAAGTTGTCGGTAACTTTGACGAATCTAAACGTGGTAGTACAGATTATTACTCTAAATTAACTGCAATCTTTGATCCTACTATTAAAGACCTTGAAGTTGTAGATGGTGCACTAGGTGCTGGTAAGTCTACAAGAATTACCTTAGATAAAGGTTTCAAGCACGATGCAAATCAAGATAAAGGTTTGTATGACAGAACTAAACAAAGAGATAAGGACTATAACGGGGAAGTAATTACAAATATTACTAAAGGTGCAGTTCTTACTGTTCATAACATTGGTCGAACAAAGTCAGGTAAAACAATTTCTGCAAGGCTTACTTCAACTTCTGATGCAGTACCTGAACATAAAATCAAGGGTAATCCTAACACTTATGCAAGATTTAATCTTTGGTGGCAAACTAGTAGATTAGCTCAAGGAACTGCCCCACTTGGTTTTGATGCTTATAACTACATTAACCCAGATTTTGATATTCAATACATTGATGAAGCAACTGGTAAACCTCTTAACTTAGGTTTAACTTCTGTTTACTTAGATATTGACTATCAACAATCAGTACGTCATACTTATGGTGATAAAACCACAGGTATCGTAGTAAACCCTAAAGGATCACTTGTTAAAGAAACAACTGTTCGTGGTCAAAAGTATTGGGAGGGTATCAAAACTCAAGGTACATGGGAATACGATGATGCTTCAGGTTTGAACCGGTATAAAAAAGGTAGCCCTATCTATACTAACGTGGAAGACGAAAAAGGTGTCCCAGAAGGTTCTATCCTAAGTGTAGGTTATGGTTCTAATCAACATCTTTCTTACTTACAAAGTGCTACTTGGTCTTTAAACCCATATTCTGAGTCTGCTTCTAAAAATTACAAAACTTGGTGGAACCAATGGAATGCTGACCACGGTAAACCAGCAGATAATGATTTTACAATCTATCAAAATGGTTATACTTTCTATTTGTGGGGTGGTAAATCAGTAGTTAACATACTTGTACCTCCAACCCCTCCAAAAGAGCCTACAAAACCTACACCTCGTAGGGATGATGCTAAACCAGCAACTTACACTCCAGCAACGTACACTCCAGTAACTTTCAAACCTACTACACCGCCTAAGTATGTTCCAGTAACTTACAAACCAGCGACTTATGAGAAGGTTCCTTATACTCCAGGTACGCCTATCCCTTATGTTCCAGTAACTTACGAAAAGGTTACTTATACATCAGGAAATACTGACTGGAAACCTGTAAGTTATGAAAAAGTAGGTTTCACTCCAGGAGATACATCTTGGACTCCAACAGGTTACACTCCTGTTAAGTTTACTCCTAAAAATACTGACTGGAACCCAGTTCCTTATACTCCAACTCCTTACGTTCCAGAGAAACTTGTAGAAGTTCCAAAAGAGCCTCAATTAGACCTTACTAAGTTGACTGCTCCTAGGGACCCAGAATTCCACAAGATTCCTAAAGAACCTAAAGTACCTACTGTTCATTATCATTTAACTTCATTAAATGAAAATACACCAGTAGAGAAAGAAGTTCGTAACGAAGAGGGCGCTGATATCAATAACGAGTCAGTAGCTAAAAACTCTACAAACCACTTCATCTTGAAGCCTAAAGCTTTGCCAGCAGGACGTCCTACTACAACTAGTCTTGTCCTCTCTGACTACATTGCAAAGGGTATCGAGTTGAATATTGCAGGTATGCAAAAAGCGAACAAGTCTTATGACATTTCTTATAATGACTCAACTCGCTTACTCGAAGTTAAGGGTACAGAATCAGAATACGCAAAAGCTAATGCTGACCGTACTGTTCCTTACACTCCAACAGCGTTCACTATTATCTACAAAGTATTGAACGATGGTGCAACTTACGAAAACGTATTCAAGTTCGACATCAATGGTGGTGCTGAAGGTAAAGACCCTAATGGTTATACTTCTTACTCTAACAAAGTGAGAATTCATACACCAGGTTCTCCAGAAAATCCTCACGACCCAGAAAATCCAAGTGGTAAACACAACCACAAAATTCAGCCAGTTAAGAATAATAGAAACAAAGAAGGTAAGAATATCAACGGTAAAGAACTCTTACAATCTGATGTGAACTATTATGTAGCTGAGTGGGATTTGGATCAATACATCAAAGATAAATCTTCTAAATCAGCTATCGCTAAAGGCTTTGCTTACATTGATAACTACCAAGAGAATGCAGTAACACCTCTTGTGAAAGAGTATTACGCAGTGACTTCTAAAGGTGAAAAACTTGGTAAAGATGTATTAGACTTCTATGAAGCTGATTCTACTAAACTTTCAGAACTACCTGAACGTGTGCAAAAACTTATCAAAGATAGTGGTATCGATGTTTCTAAGTTTGGTAAATTCCAAATTTGGGTAGCTAAGGATAGTCAAGCGTTTTACGATAAATACGTGAAAACAGGTACTGACATTTTCTTCCACATGCCTATGTCTGTAAATATTGGTTTCAATGGTAAGTATGAAAACCAAACTTACCAAATTGACTTTGGTAATGGTTACTACGGTAATGTAGTTAAAAACAATGTACCTAACTTGACACCTAAGAAGGATGTAATAGTCGATAGCACTTCTGTGGATAATCAAACTATTAACTACGGTCAAGAGTTTGATTACTTGCTCAAAGGGGCTAAGTTACCTTCTAACCGTGGTAGTCATCTTTGGGAAGTTCGTTTCTTGGATGATTATGATGAAACAGGTGACAAATACCTAGGGTATCAAGCTATTGCTTCAACTAACATCACAGTAACTACTTTAGAAGAAGTTAAATCTGATACTAAAGCAACAGAAGAAGTTACTTTAGAAGATGGTACTGTTATTAAAGTTGGAGACGTTATCCGTAAAGGTTCTAAGGTTCGTAGAACTCACACTTACAAAGTAGGTGATGACTTAACTAAATTCACTGAGTCTGTACTTGATGAGAAGAATGGTGTAATCACTGTTTCATTCAAAGAGGACTTCCTTAAAACAGTAGAAGATAGTTCTGAGTTTGGTGCTGATGTTAAACTTCACATGAAACGTATTGCTTACGGTGAGTTTGAAAATACTTATGTGAACAGAATTAACGGAGTAGATTATGTGTCTAATACCGTTAAAACGAATACACCAGAACCTCCTAAGCCAGAGGAACCTAAGAAACCACAGTTGCCTAACACAGGTGAAACTGAAACTGCGGCAGCTTCTATCGCAGGGTATGGTTTACTTGCTTTAGCTAGTCTTTCACTATTAGGAACTGCTAAACGTAAGGATTCTGAGGAATAATAAATTTGAGAGAGAGAATTTCGGTTCTCTTTCTTTTTATTTTTACTTGTCAAACAGACTTTCTTTTGATATTATATAGATTGTAAGCAAGTTTAATTCGTTTTTAATTAGGTTTAAAAGGGAAAAGAAAAAAAAATAAGAAAAACACTTGACTTATTAAAATTATTTTGGTATAATAGTATTATCAAAATAGAAAAAGAGGATTTCATTTATGAAAAAACAACTTATTGTAACTACTATCGCAGCGGGAAGTTTGCTAGGTTCTGTAACTACTGTTGGAGCGCAAGAGCAAGCAACTAATGTTACTAAACCAACAAGTGACGCACCTATTACAACAGAAGTTAAGTCTGTGGAAACTACTACAGTTGCTAAACCGGTAACTAACGAAGAGGTTCCTGATGTTAAAACTGAAACTGTTAAACCTGTATCACAACAAGATGTTGATACCGCTAAAGAAGCTTCAGATAAGTCTAACCAAGATGCAGCTAAACAAAAAGCAGTTGTTTCAGAAAAACAAACTCAACTACAAGACGCTGAAAAAACTGCTACAGACCTTAAAAATCAAGCTAAAGAAGTTGAATCTGTTACTCCAGAAAAGGTTGCTGAAGCTAAAGAAGATGCTGATGCTAAAGGTAAAGCAGTTACTTCAGCAGTAGAGTCTGTACAATCTGCTGAAAAATCTGTATCTGCAACTTCTGAAAAGGTTGAAGACCAGACTAAGGTAGTTGAAAGTGCTAAAGAAACTGCAACTGCAGCAGCTAACAAGGTTGATAACGCTCAGAAGAAGGTAGACTCTCTATCAACTACTACAGATATCACTAAACTTGAGGGTGATGTTTACGGACTAACTAACCAAGTAACCGTAGACACTAACGCAGTAAATACTGCCCAAAGTAAACTTGACGAAGGTAAAAAAGCTATTGCAGACAAAGAGCAGGCTATGAAGGACGCTCAGAAGAAAGTAGATTCTCTTGAAGTTACTCTTAAAGAAAAAGCTACTATTCTTAATAACGCTAATTCTAATCTCACTCAGAAAGAAGAAGCCCTTAATTCAGCTAAAGACAACCTAAACAGTGCTAAAGAGGAATTGAAAGATGCTAAAGAGGGTATCTACAACATCAATTTGGGTTCTGAATATGTTTCTATTCTTAAAGAGTACTTTGCTAACCCTAGTCAAGAACTTTCAAACAAGTTAAAAGCACTTGCTTTTAAAGAGTACGAGAAGTTTGGTAAAATCACTTTCGATAAAAACGGTGAAGTATATCGTTATGATTTAGTTTACCCTAAAGAATCTAAGAAAGACTTAGATACAAAAGTAAACATCAATAACCTTGATTATAATACTCGCAAAGAGTTGTCATTGTTCGCAGCTGACCTTATCAACCAAGTCCGTAAACAGTTTGGTACTGAGAATGTAAAAGTAACTGAAGATTCAATTCGCATTGCTAACGAAGTTGCTCGTAAATCAACTGAAGAGTATGGTCATGACTTCAAAGCTTTAAGTGAAGTAG